TAGCTCATTTAATGATCTCATCTTTAGTGTATTTAGACCAGGGTGTAAACACCTGACGATTTTGTAGCTCGTGTACACTATGGCACCATACTCCGGGATTAGTTGCTGCAAAGTCTTTATCGTCAAGTTTAATTATAGCATTATATCCCAATTGATTTATGTATGGTAACTTGACTGAAATCATTGGAATGAAATTATGGTATTCACTAAATCCAGATTCTAATACTTCCTCAACATTAGACACATCAAAATCTAATGTACATAGATAATTTTTCTTTAAGAAATGAAAAATCAATGATTCCCATGGCGAAAAGAAATCTGCAGTACCGTCGGGTGCAAAACTTTGATTAGCACCAAAATAGATATGCTCGCATTTATATGCTATGTAAGCAGCTTCAATTAGTTCAACTGATTGCGCCCCAACTACAAATAGAGTTTTTAATCCATATGCAGGAGTGTATTCTATTTCGGTTCCTGCAAACAAACTTACATTGTTGTGTCCGTCTCTGTTCATGATTTATTCATTATAAAATTTGATATTGTTTAATAATTCGTAATCTGGTTCAAGGTATTGTAATACTTTATCTTTACTTTTTTTATTGTTATTAAAAAAATTTAATAATTGATTATAAATTATACATTCTTTTTTATTACGTTCATATATTTTACTATTATTTAAACTATTCAAAACACCAACAGAGTTTAACCAATGATGCAAATCAAACCCCAAATTGGGATTCATTTTAAAAAAAACAGTAGCATCTTTTGACAAAGGATTAATCCACTGACAATGTAATTGTGTATGCACCCCAATTTTAAAGACATTCATTTCTATTAGAACATCAATGATTAAGTTATCGTTTTTAAAAAAGTCTAATACTCTTTCTTTTAATTCTGGTTTATAGTACACAACATCGTAAATATCTTCGACATACGCAGTTAAATATCTTTCCCATGGATCTCTTAATATTGCAAATCTTGTTATACTCGGATCATCACTTACTGGAATTTCTTCCCATCCCATTTGTTTAGCATGGTGTTCGATATAACTAGTGCCATTTTTGTGTATAGCTATATTTTGTACTTTTATTGAGGGGTCGGCCCATCCTGTCCACCCTTTGTAATAGTTAATTGTCATAATCAAGTCTATTGTGGTCTTGATCCATTTGCTTGTTTAGACTGCGATGCATTTCTTCTAAATTTTTAATTTTTTCTTTGTACATGTTATACCTCAAAAAGATTAGAGTCAATGACTACAACAGGTTTTTCTTTTTTAACTTTATCTAGTTTAACACCAGTGCCTTCAATTTCAAAATGTGCATTAGCCATAGTTGCTGAATTGAGTGCCTTTTTGCCTTTGTTACCTCTAGTGCCCACAATCTCCATCCAATACTTAGTGTAATGCTCAATAATATTCAAGGCTGTTTGTTTATCAGGTGCAGCAAAAATAGAATCAACAATATCTTTAAACTTGTCTTGCCCCGGTCCACTATAACGCATCATGGCAGGGTATTGTCCGGCATCATATTCTCTATTGGCACGTTGTACCGCTTCAATATGAGTCCAAACATTATGCCCCATTAATAGTGCATAGCTAAAACTATCCCAAGAAGTTTTACCTTCTTTGCCATTCTTATTTAAGTCTCCGGGTCTGTAAATGCAAATGTCTTTCATTTGTAAATGTTGGCTAATTGGACTTTCATCAAAATGCTTCCAGAAGCCATCTTGTACAGTACCGTCTTTATAACTGCGTGTATCTGTGCTGTATTTTTTATCGTCGGCACTGGGATTCATTCTATAGGACCATTTTTCTCCGGGTGTGAGGTCAATTTCATGATAGACTTGTCCATTCGCCGTAGCAAGGAAAGGACTAGCACAGTCAAAGGAAATAGTAAAACTAGGGTTAACATATCGGCGTATCGCTCTCTGTATATCTGTGAGCAACAATGCCCACTCTAATTTTGAAGTACCCAAGAAGTGCATCCAGTCGTGTACACCTTCTTGTAATAAATTGTCATGACGTAATGTAACCAATCTGTTAAGGATCAGATGTACATCACACATGTTCTGCCCACCCATAGCCCAGCCATTGAAATGTGTGTCTGGGTATTGTGCAGGATCACAGTAGTGCTTCATAGTCTGATACCATTGTTCGGCATCGCCATGATTGGCACCTTGCAGCACATTTAAAATCTTGGTGCCACCGTTCTTTACGCCCTTGCGATTGGCCATAAAGTATTCGTTGTTGTATTTGGTAGCATCTACTGCTTCTTGCAGTGTAGTAATCTTGCAAGCATCACTGGCTTTCTTATCGTGTACGACCCATGTAGGAATATCCAAAGTCATTGCATAGTCACTGATACCATCCAACCATTTAAGTACTGCCTCACGTTTCTTCTGTGCCTTTGGACAACCTGACCCAGCCTTCCAGTCACCTTCCCATAGTCCCTTGGCAATCTGGAATCCTCCAGAGTCGCCTAGCATCAGTGTACCGGGCTCACGTTTACGCACCATGTCCTCACTGGGATCATCTTTAGTTAAATCTAAATTAGCATGCCCGCCGGAGTATAGACTCCAACGATACGGAAATAATGATTTAGAACTATTAAGCCAATTTAGTTGCTCCATATCTGTAATACCTTGCGGCAAACGAGCAGGATCAACATAGTCATTATTGACACGCTGTCGTCCTATAAAGGTGGCATAGAATCCAGATATAGCAGGTAAGAAAACTGCATAGTCATTTTGTTTAGAAGTTAAATTATCTTGCATAAAAATTAATTCCGTTTATAAAATCGTAGTCTGGTTTTAGATGTTTTATTATTTTATTCTTAATCAATTGATTTTTATAATCAAACAAAAAAGAATTTATTCCTTGGTATATTTTATTCTTTTCTTTACGTCCAATTATATTATTATTAAATGGGATTATCTCATCGTGGAGTTGAAACCATTTACTTAACTGATATCCAAGTTTTTCGTTAATCCGAAAAAAATTAATTTTTTCTAGATCAGGATGATTTAAAAAAGTATCAGACTGCCATTCGGATCTAAAAAATGGAGCCCATTTAAAGTATAGTTCAAAGAAATTATCATTATACACTGATATTGATACATTTTCTAGGCCTGTTGTATTTAATTTAGAATTTTTTAAATAAGAAGCAAAAGACAAAATCCAATGCTCATATGGATCTCTAAGTATTGCAAACTGTGTAGATTCGTTAAAAAATTTATCTTCGTTAATTATAGTAGTATTAGTCAACAAGGTCCATTTTTTTTCTTGTAATATTGGTATGATATCAAAATTATCATCATTGATTATTGGAAAATACCAAAATTTTTGAGTTGGATCAATCAACGAGTTGGCGTAGTTTATTTTTAATTTCATTATGCAACAAATTTAACTGAATTAAAGAATTCATAATCAGGCTGTAACCAAGACATTAGTTTTTCTTTATAATGAGGATTTTCATCAAGAAAGTAAATTAAATTATTATACATTAAATTAGATTCTGATCTTTTATTTAAGTAGTGGCTATTAAAAAATATTTCTAAATTAACAGTCTTGCACCAATTTTGCAAATTCAAACAAACATTTTCATTAAATAAAACAAAGTTAACTTTTGTAATATTGATATAATCGTCAAAACAGTTACATTGTAGTTTAGTGTGGAAATCAAATTCAAAATTATTACAAAATTCAAATATTATCTGTAAAGTAATATACCAATGCTCGGAATGTAGTAACTTATGTAATGAAGGATTGAAATTCCCCCGGGGTATACTCTCAGCAAATGTTACGAATGCAGTTAACCATCTCTCATATGGTTCCCGTAATACACAAAAAATTGTTTTGTCAGTAAGATAATCATTGAGAAAATCGTCTTTTTCTTTCCGTTTTAAAATAGGCGGTTTAGTCCATCCAATACTACGCAAGGTACTTAGAATCTTTGTAGAGGCATTTTTTGATATGTCCATGTATATAAATTTTTCTGTTGGATCAATTACTCCTCTAATTTGGAAAAGATCAGGAGTTATCATAAAATTTAATAGACCTAATTAGTTTGTAATCTTTTGAAAAGAAATTATCTAGATTTGTAATGTATTTAGAATTTTTTTCTAGTACCTGTTTAAAAGTTTTTTTAAATTGACTTCTAACAGGATCATCTTCAGTGACATGCTGATAGTTGTAGTTAAAATACCTATTAGACATACCATGAGTGTTTAAAAAATGGCTGAACAATTCCCTATATTGTGGACCACACCAAAAGAAAGTACAATTGTTAAGATTTAGTTTTTCTAAGAATAATACTTGTTGTTCAGTATGATCGTCGAACGCAATTCGATCGAATACCAAGTCAAAGAAACAATCGGAGAAATGTGCAGTATCCAAGTTACGATGATACAAGTACATGTATTCTGCAATACCACTTAACCAACGTTGAACAGGGTCACGCAATACCACCAGCGCATGTTTATGATAAAAATTATCTGTGTGATAATTATAATTTTCCCAACCCCAATCCTTTAAATTGGGTTTGGTCCAGGAACTAGCATTTTTAGGAATATTAATGTACATAAGGCCAGTATCGGCTTTACTCATACATTCGCCGAATACATGACCCTTTGTTTTATAATATTCTAAAAAATTTATCACTTCTGCTGAGCAGGTAGTATGTAGTTATAAATTGCTAGACCACTGTCAACAGTAATTTGTGCAGCACCTTCATCGCTAAAGCGAATCATTTTATCGCCAGGTAGACTTAGGATACTGATAACAGCACTAACCGGCCAGTGCCATGCTTTAGTAAGAGTTCCGGCTACATCATGTGCAAACACAAAGTTACCGGCATGACTACTATGATCACCAAAGTAGAACATTAAATCGCCATTCTCGACTTTAGCAATAAACGTAGTTTCTTCGCTATTAGCCTGCGATTGAAAACGTAGACGCTGTATTGCTGCTACGCTAGGTTCGATCTCTACACCCCATTTGACACCTTTAAACTTAACTGTTTTAAGTTTATCGTTAACGATCTCGGCACTCATAAAACGATAATCGTTTTTAAAGTCACCGGCTTTGTTTTCAAAATGAATGCCAGTTGGTGCCGTTGCATCTTCTTTGGTTTGAGAAGTGATAGACAGTTTGGCATCTTCTCTGTACTCAGGAATGTTAAGGATAGTATTAAGTTTACCTAGATTAGGCATACCAAATGTACCAATAAATTCCGGAACAGGATTATGAAACTGTGCCTGTACAATTGCAATACGTTCTTCGCTAACAGCATCAATTGCAGTAACAGAATCTGTGCCTGTGATTTTAACTAAATCAATAATGCCTAAGCTATGAGTGTGTGAAACTATATCGAGTAAGTAATCTCGCATGTAATTCTCCTAATAATGTTATGATTGTAACAGTTGTATTTAGAAAAGTCAAATAATTAACAATGTTTTATTTCGCCTAATACTTGATGTGCTTTTACTGTAGAAAGAGTCCCGGCTTTTTTAATTTCAATCCAACTAGTAGATGGGTCAAAATCACGTGATGCAATTACTTCGTAACCTAAACTTTCTACCAATGGAATCAGTAAACTTTTTGGAACATAGGTCATAAAGTAACTTTCGCTTAGTCCGGCTGATGGACTCATATCGGCATTGTTATAAGTAAATAACATAATACCTCCAGGTCTAAGCCAAATCATTGCTCGTTTTAAAACTTGTTTAATAGTGTCAAGACTCAGGTAATTAAAAAAGTTAAAACTAAAAATAAAATTAAATTGTTCTTTTGGCAGATTAGGTATATCATAATCTGTTATATCAATTGGATACTTTCTTATCCTTGCTTGATATTCGGGTGTAAATTGTCGTGCAGTAGTTTCTATAAAATCAGAACTGATATCGGCAATATATAAAGGATCCGAAGCAACTAGATGCTTAGTCCATTCCCCATCTCGGCAACCAATTTCTAAAGCTGGATATTTCCAACTGCTGTATAAATTGATTCTTTCTTTTAGCAATGAATCAGAACCTTCAGCAAGATGCAGAATTCTGAAGTCTCTGATAGCTGCAGGGTCACTGGTCTGGCATTCAATTTGATAATTTGCAGTAAAAAATTTACCAGTTATTTCAGTTATTTCAGCATTAATATCATTAATAACTGACTGCACTTGTAGTAGATCATTGTTAGCATCTTTAATTGATTCTAAATGTTGATGTGCTATAGACGATAATCGTTCAGTATATTTTTCGCCGCCAAGTTGACTAATTGTTAATATTTTATTGGAATTAGATTCTAGTTCTCGTTGGATAACAGAAAGATCCACCGCTTTCAACAACTCGTTTCGCAACGCAACTAGTTCGTGTAATCTCATTGATATGTACCATTATATACATAGATATTTATTCAAAACTAAACAAGCTATCAAATGTTGTTTTAATATCAGTATGACTAGGAATATCCCAATCCAATACACCCAATAAGTTCTCTACCTTCTGATCTACAATTGTAGCTTCCATTAAACCGTCATCGAAGGGCAACTCTTTAAACCATTGCGGGATATGAGTTTCATCTGTGGGATAACCAACACTAGTATAACCAAGAGCATTATCCTTTAATTTACAAACAATGGTCTTCATACCGTCAACAATGGCCAGGCTGTATTGGTCACCATGCATACGTCGTAAATTATTCCAGTTGAGAGCAGCACGTACATGCCCGGGCATGTTAGCACGACCCAGGCGTTCTTCTTCCTTGCCGTATTTGGTCAAGTTATTAACACGTTTTGGTGTACCTTTTTCCCACGCAGGTCTGTCTTGAAATGATATTTTAAATTCACGTACACGATCGTAAATTTCTTCCTTCTCTGCACCAGTTAGTACCGCAGTTAATAATTCACTTAAAAAGTCTTGCACAATCTTGGGAGTATCACTGCGTTTCAAGTCAAGCCCCATAGCCTTAACCTTGCCGGGCTTGCCATGCGTGTCTAATCTATTACCTTCTAAGTCATAGATAAGAACAGCATAGCGTTTCTTTTTAATAAACAAACCTTTACTGGCTACGAGTTCGCGACCACCTTTAATAAGTTCACCGTTAGATCTGGGCACATGGCAAGCTCTTTCCATAAAAGCTGGGAAGCTTGCGTTAACTTGTTCGGCAATTGAGTCGTAGAGTTGGGCACAGATGTCTTTGTTCCATTCCATTCTTCCGGCAGCAACTTCATCTCGGATAGCAGGCCAAGCTGTAAAATAACACGAGTCAGTGTCTCCATAGATGATACTTTTACCCACATGGTCGTATTCCCCCATGATGCACTCATTGATATAAGCATCCATATGCCTAGCAATGATTCGTCCAGTGAGAGTAGTGCTTTGACCAATCCTTTTGTCGAAAAATCTACATCCAGGATTAAGGATCGCTCCGTAGAGACTGTTAAGGTTAATTTTCTTGACAAGTTGTCGTTTGTCCCAGAAGGCTTTGTCTTCGTCAGTTGTGGATTCCTTTTTCTTTGCCTGGAGTTCTTTTCGTTCCGCGTACCATCGTTCCAGTAATCCGGGTACAATTGCTTTTTGTTCGTAGCTAAAGATCGTGCCGTTTGCACTAAGCATCCAAGGTTTATTTGAGTCAAAGATTAATCTCCATACGTCTGCAGCACTTAGTACGTCACTACGACCATCAGCTTCCCAGTCAATGGTAATTTCAGTCCCAGGTTCGCCTGCCATAACAGCAGTATATTCAAGACTACCAAACATGTTCTCCCAGGCATCAGCAAAACTACTGCCTGCAGCCATTTTGTCTTGAATGTATCGGTCTGTCATTACGGGTCGGAGTTGTCCAATAATACTTTCTTGCGCCATGTTAAGGGCTCTAATAGCCGAGGGATAGAGCGAGTTGATGTCAATCGCTCCGATCCAGTCGTGCATGCCTCTTTTGGGAAAAGCAACATAGGCACCTGCCGCTTGCGTGTCACCTTGATCATCTCTACCTTTCCTATTAGGTACTACCATACCACGTTGATGTGCTTCGTTAATAATTGCCTGTTCGGTGACTGCTACTGCACCCATTGTGGTGGGCAGTAGCACAGTATTATCGTGTGCAAGTTCATTAGCAAGATCTAAGAAGCGAAGTTTTTTGTCAAACTTGGCAACAAGCATAGTATCTTGTCTGTTATAATCAATGAACTTAGGAAAGTCCTTGTTATACAATTGATCTAGTGTACCTTCGTATTGTGTTTTGCGTTCGTCTAGCTCGTATTCGCCAATGGCATCTAGACTATAACTATGACGTTCTTCGTAGGTGTACTTGCGATACAATTGCATATAATCTAAATGTACACGACCAATTAAGTCAAAGGTCAGGTTCTCTGCACCAAAACGTTCAAATGTACGTTGTTTAGGTAATTGTCCCCAAAGACAGAAACGTCTGGTGTCATCTTTGCTTAATACCTTGGTGGTACGCATAACCATGTAAGGAATATCAAATCCTTCGCTGTTCCATCCACTTAGTATATCTGCATCGTCAATAAGATCTAAGAAGGTACTAAGTAGATCCTCTTCGCGTTCAAACAAGAAACAGTTATCATACCGATCACAAATTTCTTGTGCAGTCTCCCAAGAATAACTTTTTGGGGGAACAACAAGGGTAACCATTTTGTCTAACCAATCCATATAAATGGAAATGGCAGTAATTGGATTAAAAGGATCCTCGGGTCGACTAAATCCTTTTACGGGATCAAAGTCAACCTCAATGTCAAAGAATGCTGTGTGTAGTTTTGGAGAAGTTATACCACTATAGTTTTCTTCAAGACATCGGAACACCGGATTGATATCCGATTCCCAGAGACGTTTGTTACTGTTAATACGTAACTCTTTTTGATATTCTTTATTTGAACGACTAGAGAATCTACTTACTGGAGTTCCGTATACAGTACGATACTTTCCACGTGGATCATCGTAATAAAATATGTGATTGGCCGGATATTCTTTGTATACTCGCTCACCGTTGACTCGTTCCACAATGTGGATACGGTCTGCATTTCTGTCATACAAGGCGTCAATGTAGCTCATAGTTTATTATACTAGTTAAGTAGTAATCTTGCAAGACCAATTGAGTCTATAGTAGTTAATAGTAGGTAATTAAGTAGCATACCAAAACTACGTCGACTCCAAGACGCCCAAGTATACAACAAACATCCAGTGATCCATATCGGATATAAGACAAATAAAGGAGGATTGGGCACTGTGAGTGCAAATGTTAACGCACATCCAACACTACATGCCCAACCTAATATTTCAACAAAGAATCTTAATCTATGGCTTTGCCAATCTTCCTGTATCCATGTAAATGTTTTACTTAGTAATTCGTTCAAAGAGTTTTACCTACTGTTTCGAGAATAGTGTTAAGTTCTTCATTTTCGGCATTAGTATCACCAAGTTTAGCTTTGTGTGCAACGCGGATGGCTTTTTTCAGTACTGCAGGTTTAATTTCCATTTCTTCAGCAATGGCCTTAATAGTATCATTAAGTCCTGCGCTAAGATCCTCTACTTCCTGCATTACTGCCATACCTTCGTTAATAATTTGAGTAAGTTTAGCTTTTTGCTCGGACGAAAACATTCTTGATCCCATTTGAATCTCCTAAAGTTAAAGTAACATTATACTATGTTTAGTTTGAAATTACAACGAATATGATGTTGGAATATGATTTATTCCTTGTCTATGATCAAACGAAAGAGATTGCATTATATCGCCTAGATCGTTTTTATTTTTAAGATTACCAATTGGAAGATCATACCAAGCTTGATCTGGATCTAATCCCCAGCTGATCAGCCAAGATCGAAATGCTGCACTTTGATATATTTGTTCTCTGGCATTAGATTCCATAATTAATAAAGAACCGGTGGTTACATAATGTCCAGTAACATCACGATCATTTGGATTGTCACCGTCTAAGTAACTTTGTATTAATGCTTTCCCTTGTATTTGCGGTGCCATAATCACATCTGCATGTTTAGCGGAATGATATTTTCTACATTCCTTGGGGAAGGTCCAGTTCCAATCATACATAGATCGACCTGCTTCCCAATGGTATCCGTCGGCTGAAAATTTTGGATCTGACTTCATGTAAACTTGATTAATATTTGAAACTGGCAGATCCTTAGTATTCTGAGGATAGTGCTCTTCTATATCGTGTACCCAGGTGTTTACATCGTGCAATAAATTACAAACATAGGTATACTGGTCGCCAAACTTAGATTGTTGGTCATAGACATCCCAAAGTGTATGAGTAAAATAACGATGAAGATCGTTAGTCCACCCTCTATTAATCTCATCAATGGTTGTAGGCATCTTATTTTTATAAGGTAACCCAAATGAATCTAATTCAGAAACTAGTTTATGTAATTTATCAAGACATTCTGTAATATAAGTAGGATTCCAATCCCTCATCCATAGTAGGTCATATAGATTGCTGGTTATTTTTATACCAGTACCAACAAATCTATTAGACCATTCTTGCGTAAATGGATTATCTAATAGCTCTATATCTAAAGATTTTTCACCAGTAGTGAAATTGAAAATAGTCTTCATTGTTGGGATAGATAGTATGCTCACTTAAACCCTTAGGGCACGACTCCTTTGGGTAACGCAGCAGCCGCGTCCTCACGGTCCTAAGGTGAAGTCTTTGCTTTGAATTTATTCATACATTACCGTGGTAGTATCACCTAATGCCCACTTTGGATTTTGTTCTACTACATATTTTTTTGTGCATACTTTAAAATCTGGAAATTTTAATTCTTTTGGGTTACTTGCTGAGTCTAAGAATATACAGCGATTATTTGGTTGTGCTGCATACTGGCCATTATGCAATTCTATAAAATTAAAACTTTTATGATCTTCAGGCCACTCAGCATAACTTGTGTCTATTATATTTAAATCTGGTGCCGAATGATCAACAGTAAACATGTAATTGCCGTCGTGGAATTGTTTGTCTTTGGCGTAGAATTTACAACTTAGATTTCTTAGAAATGCTTTTTGTATAATAGTAAAATCATAACTAAAGCAATCCCAAATTTGTAGGGTGTCTAGAGGTAAAAACTTTGCAGGGTCAAGATTCTCTGTGCGTGACACATACGCATGTAAAGGTAATTTATCATAAAGTGCGCCATAGTTTGGTAAGTATGATTCTATCCTAAAAGCTTGCCCTCTTATACTTTTTATACTTACCCATATACAAGGCTCATAATCGCCATGCCTTTTTTCAAAGTCATATAAAAACTCTTTGCGTATATAACAATGAATGGGTGGTACGTTGGCTACAAGATGTGACATTTTTATTTTGTCTCAGCTGAAGTTTTTAATTCTTCTTTACAGATTAAATTGTCTGACTCTTGTTTTTTACATATCATTACTTTTTCTTTCTCGGGAATTACTTTGTCCACTGTCCAGCTTGCGCTCATCCATCCCATGGCACTAAAAAATCCCCAGACTATCATGTACGGTATTTCTCCTAGCATTTTGGTAACCTTTCTTGAATTATTTTTACTGTTTGATCACTTAATACCACTTCATAGTGGTTAGATTCTAATTCTACTAACTCCATGTCTTGACCGTGGTGTCTTTGACTAGCAATAGTAACTACTCCATCGTTTGGTTGTACGACCCAAGGTGCATTACCTGTGGTAGTAACTACATTGGTCCAAGGATGACGTATTTCTATCTTCCTGGCTTGCCGCATAGCCCAACTGTTAGGGCCAATATCTTTTAATAATCTACTGTAAGGTAAAAAGTATTTTGCAACATCAGCAATTTCAGCACCACCATATGGGGTACTTAAAGTAATTGCACCTAGTACACGTTCAGACATTTCGTCCGCCAGATGTAATGCATATATTCCACCTAGACTGTGACATATAAAAAACATACTGTGCAACTTACTTAACTGATAACGCATATCAGCAAGGTTTTTTTCAAAGCCATTACGACTATCGTAGTTAATGACTAACTCTTCGTGTCCTTTGACATGATCACGAATATAATTAAAACTCTCACCAGTTGCACTGGCACCGTGTATATAAACTATTAGCATTGGTACTCCGGCCATAGATCGGCAAACTTGTATTTAAAGTCGGGCCAATAAGTGTTTTCTTGTGTTACGTGCCAGTCGTATAAATCCTGACAGTTATCTTTAGTTCCAGTTATGTTTCTTAGACTATTAGCCATTTCTTGTAACCAAGTCTTTTGTCTATGCCATGTCATGTATTGAATAGATTTTTCGCATTCGTCAGCAGCACGAAGTCTAAATTTTTCCGGCAATGTACTAACTGATAGTATTTCTGGATAATGCAATTCAGTCCATCTAAATTGGGGCAAATTGTTTTCTGCAAAGTACTGATGTACCTCGGACAAGTTCAATGCATTATAAACTGAGTATACTCCAGTAGTTCCTACAATGTGTCTTGGCTTATCTTTAACAGCGTCTTGTAGGTAACGTATATTTTTTAGCATGGTTTCCCATGTGCTGCCGTGCCTGACATAGTCAAACTTTTCTGCTATAGTTTCAAAACTAATATCCCATACTACATTATTTTTTTCTAATAGCTTTTTAAATATACGATTGTTCTCTAATGGCACAGTTAAGTTGGTGATTAGATTTATGTGTACATCAGCACCAATTACATCAAGTAATTGTTCATTCTCTTTTTGAAGTAAAGGTTCTCCGCCTAATAGACCTAGATTTTTT